ATTAGAGGATAAACGGGCTAAATTAGCCGAAAAAGCAGGAATAACGCAGGAAATGCTCGTCCAAGAGCTTAAAAAGGTAGCCTTGAGTAATTTACAGGATTATCTGGGTGAAAACAACGATATAAGGAATATTTCCGAACTTCCGAGGGATGTATCGGCAGCAATAGAATCTATTCAGACAGATATTAGGCATGATTCTGGAGATTCTAAAGGATATACTGAGAAGATCAAATTTAAGCTGTATAGCAAATTGCAGGCGATAGAGCAGCTTGGGAAGCATTTGGGGTTGTTCGAGGCCGACAATGCCCAGAAGCGGGACAATTTAGCACAATTCTTAATTAACATAAGAGTAGAAAATAGTGGATAAAACAGCCGAAAAAGCACAATACAAAGCTTATATCGATAAATACTTCCACGATCCGATACGGTTCCAGACGGAGGTTTTGGACACCCAGCCGGAGCACGTTTGGGCCAAAATGGTGGAAGTGGCTGAAAGCGTTGATAAACATCAGAAAACAGCGGCCCACAGCGGGCATGGAGTAAGTAAGACGTACGAGGCGGCCAGAATAGCTTTGTGGTGGTTATATACTCATATACCGAGCACAGTAATCACCACAGCCCCAGTATTCGATCAAGTGGAGAAACTTCTCTGGAAGGAAATCCATGTTGCCCACAGCAACGCAAAGATCCCCCTGGGCGGCAATTTGACTAAGGTACAGCTTGACGTTGACCCTGCGGGCAAGTGGTTTGCGTATGGATTCTCCACTAAGCCGGACACAGTAACCGGCGAAGCTACTCGGATGCAGGGCTATCATAATAAGTATGTACTGCTGATATTTGATGAGGCTGCAGGAATACAGCCCCAGATTTGGAAGGCTGCTGAATCACTCTTAAATAGCCCTAATTGTCACGTATTGGCCATTGGCAACCCTACAAGTGCGTACGGTACGTTTGCAGAGCTGGAAGAAGACCCTTCGTGGAATTTCATCCGTATTTCGGTTAAAGACACGCCTAATTTCAAGGAGGGCCGGGAAGTAATCCCTGAAATCTCTGGCAGGGCTTATGAGTCTGATATGCGTACAAAGTATGGCGAAGATTCTACTGAATACGGAATAAGGGTATTAGGTCGTAAGCCGATGTTTAGCATGGGGACGTATTTAGGTAAGTGGTTGGCGGATGCCGAGGTAGATTTGAGATTTAACTGTTTAGACGCCAAGTATGACTATAACATGCCGGTGCATACATTCTGGGACATTGGCGATATGTACACAGCGATATGGTATGTGCAATTTCCGGGCAGGAGGATACATTTAGTGGACTTTGATTATGACTATGAAGGAAAGGGGTTGCCTTATTTCTCGGTTTTATTGCAGAATAAGAATTACAAATATGGTAAACACTATGCTCCTTATGACATTCAGGGCAGTAACAAGGCCAGTTTTCAGACTGGGAGGTTGACTTTAGACGTTGCAAGCAATCTCGACATCGACTTTACGGTTTTGGACAAATATTCTATATTGGACAGGCTGGAGGCTGCAAGGGGTATAATGCCGAAATGCTACTTTGCACCGGAGGCTGCCGAGGGTGTGGCAGGCCTGAAGGACTGGCGGAAACGCAAAAATGAGGCTTTAAGCACACCTGACAAGCCGGTATATTTTGAGGAGCCAGTGAAAACATGGGGCCGGCACGTAGGGGATGCTTTTAGTCATTTAGCGGTGGCATACAGGAAATATCAGTTTGAAGGCCGCAGGATGGGCGATATAAGGCAGGAAATGCCATTAAGCAATCGGGAGAGGTTTGACGTTGACAAGCCCAAAAACATAATGATGCGTGGAATGGTAATACATTAGTATTTTTTTAAGGAAAGAAGGAATGAGAAACGTAGTAATTGCGGTATTGATAGGGTTATGTGTGATATTTGTGGGCATGAGGTATCAGGTAGGTGAGCCTGTCCCTGCGGGTGTTTACACTGAACCTTTTCAGTCAGATGGTATTTACCGGTTTATTCAGACGGGATTTGACCCTAACGACCCTAAGAAGGTACAGGCCGCCCCTGACGACTGGGTTCAGAAGTTTGGTAACAATGAGAGAACGTTGATTCTCTACAATATCAGTGAGTTGAGGGTGATAGTAGCGAATCAGGCCAAAAGGATAGCGGAACTGGAAGACCCTAATAGGGGATAAGATATGGCAGAGCAGTTTACCGAATGGATAGACAAGCCGTTATACGACAAGATAGACTTCTTATGGAGTGGTCTTGACAGTGGTTATAATCGCAGGAACAAGGCTTTAGAGACTATCATCGAGTTTTTCCGTCCAGATATGGACACGGACTCTGATTCTCAGCATGACATGGATTTATTAGGTCACTCGATTTACGAGGGAACCGGCCCTTGGGCGGCCAAGACCAAGGCCATAGGGTTTCAATCTCACCAATTCAGTAAGGCTATAGACTGGATTTCCTACAAGATGAGGTCATGGCAGTTACAGGACATTGACGAGTTAGACCAGTATTGCAACGACGCCCGCGACCACATGACGCAGGTCTATCAAAGGGGTAATTTCTATGATGTCCAGCCGATGTTCAGTCTCAATGCTATTACTTTGGGTTCTCCGGTATTATTCAGTGAGGAGGACATTAAGACGGGCGAGATATTTTGGACTCCGCAGCACTACAAGACCTATCGTCTATTTTACGACAGGTACAACCGTCCTAACGGGATAATTGTAGAGGATTACTGGACGGCGAAGCAGATATACGACCGTTTTTGTAAGGGAAGGACGAAGGAGGAGCGGATAGGAAAGTTGTCAAGGCTTCAAAATTCAACGGTAGAGAGCCTTAAAAGCGGGAATTTCAGTGAGAAGATTCTAATCAGGAGGGCGTGTTTCAAGTGGGACGATCCAGTATGGTACGGGACTAAAGGTCTTCCTATGGGAGGTCATGAGTGGATAGACTGTTATTTTGAGAAAGACCCGAATGATAAGGAAAAACCTCTTGAAATATCGGGTTTTTTCAAGAAGCCTTTTGTAGTATGGGACTACGACAAGAAGCCCTGGGAGACTGCATCGAGGACGGATGCTTTCAGTTGTGTATACGATAATCTGGCCTTAAATCAGATTTTTAAGAATTACATGGACAATACACAGTTATACACACGTCCCCCGATGATGTCGATTGAGGAGCATAAAGGAAGGTTATCTCGTGACCCTGGTGATATAATCTATCTCGATAAGTCTTTGTGGGACTATAGGCCTGAGTTACTTGACCAGACTAACAATCCCCAGTTAGAGGAGCAGCAGGCCAAAATCTTCGAAGATAAGGTTAAGAGGCACTTTAACATAGACCTGTTTGATATTTTGTCTCAAAACGCCTTAATGAGGGGCAAACCTCTTACAGCTACACAGATTTTAGGGATTAATCAGGAAAAAATCACTTTAATTAGTCCCATGCTGGAATCTAATGATAATTATTTAGAGCAGGTGGATGAGAGATGTTTAGACATAGAGAAACGTGCGGGCAGGGGGCCGTTCAGTAAAGACAACATGGAGTATATTGCCGATGTGGTAAGGTTTTACGCCGAGAGAAGGGGGATAGCGGCAACTCCCGATGTTAAGCCGGAGTTTGTAGGCAGGTTACGCAGGGCCCAGCAGATGCAGCAGAGGTTAGAGCCTTTGAGAATGGGGTTAGCTTTTGTTAAGGAAGTTGAAGAGACTCTCGACCCCGATGCGGCTTTGGCGGTAAGGACTTACGACGTAATTGACGACGGTTTACAGGCTACTAATTTCCCGATGAAGAACTTAAAGCCTCGTGAGGAGTACGAGCAGGAGAGGGCACAGTTAATGGAGGCGAGGGCCAATCAGCAGATGATAGAGAACCAGATAGAGGCCATGAAAGCATTGCCTAAAGGTTCAACGCCTATGATTGAGGGACAGACGGCATGAAACTATATAAAATTACGCCTACTGAATATCGGGACGATTTTTATTATTGCATGTGTAAAAATTTTAAGGAATTAACAAATTATCTAAATTTCATTTATAACAGTGGAATGGAAAGCGTTTTTAAAATCGAGTTGTTAGCCGAGGAAAATCACAAAATACCTATTATTCCAAAGTTGATAATAGTGAAGGGACAGAATGCCGGTACATAAAGTAAAAGGTGGTTATCGCTGGGGCAAGCATGGAAAGATATATCGGGGCAAAGGGGCGAAAGCTAAAGCTGCGAAGCAGGGCAAGGCCGCTTATGCCAATGGATATAGAAGTAAATAATAACAATTTATGAAAGGAAGTATCGTGGCAGAGACAGAAGAAAGAAAGAATCAGGACATTGGTCAGGACGAGGCTTATATCGTCAATTTGAAAGAGGTAATTGCCTCTGAAAAGGATGTTGCAGGCCGGTCGAGGATTTATTTCGACGCTTTGGCTGCACAGGTAGTCCAGCAGAACGCTAACCTGACGGCGACAATAAGCAGTATTAATTCGAGCATTGCTCTTGCGGCCCAGAAACAGGTCGAAAATGTCCTTGGGGTGAACGCTACCGACTTTGCTGAAAGGGACATTATCAACTCACCTTGGGCGGAGGCTATGAAGACCCTGATGACTCAGGTAATGACCGAAATTGCAAAGAAGGACTAATCCAGCGTGGCAATGAAAGAGGATTTAGTACAACACAGGAAAATACTTATTCAGGGTTATCAGAATGAAGTATTCTTAGCTGAAAAGCTCAAGAGGATATTTTGTGGTATTAGAAACGAAAAAGATGTAGCGATCCACAATGATTTTTACGACGATTTGATTTTACTGATAGCCGGAAAAAGAGATGATTTATTGAAGGACGTAGCTAAACTGATAACTGGATACATGAGGTAATTATGGCACGAAGAAAGAAAAAAGAGGAATTGAGAATCGGTGCGTTAGGCGAGGACATAAAGACTAACGAACCTGTCTATGGTATGC